AGGCAAAAGTTAATTATCAAGATGTGTTTAGTCAAGTAAGAGTATGGGATACTATTATATTTAATCATTTAAAATCTAAAAATATTGTTGCACCTGCTGTTGTAGAGTCTAAACAATCAAGAGGTTATGAAGGTGCTTATGTAAAAGATCCTGTCGTAGGTTTTCACGACTGGATTGTAAGTTTCGATTTAAACAGTTTGTATCCACATTTAATTATGCAATACAATATCTCTCCTGAAACTATGGTTGGTTATGACCCTAATCGTGTCAATGTAGAGAATATGTTAAATCAAAAATCTGACCTGTCTGACCTAGATACGAGAACTATCACTCCCAACGGTGCTCAATTTAGGACAGACAAGCAGGGTTTTCTACCTGAACTTATGGATACTTTCTATAAAGAACGTGTCTTATATAAAAACAAGATGGCAAAGGCGAAAGCATTGTATGAAGAAACAGGTGATGAAAGATTAAAGAATGAGATATCTAAAAATTATAATATTCAACTTGCAAGAAAGATTGCTTTGAATAGTGCCTATGGTGCTATTGGTAATCAATACTTTAGATACTTTGATGTAAGACACGCTGAAGGTATTACAATGGCAGGTCAATTGACAATCAGATGGATTGAACGTGATGTAAACGAGTATCTAAATAAAATATTGAAAACAAAAAATATTACTTATGTTGTTGCGTCTGATACAGATTCAATCTATATCAAACTAGGTGAAATGGTTAACAAAGTATTTAAAGATAAATCTGACCAAAGAAAGATTGTAAAAGTGTTAGATAAATTCTGTGAAGAAAAACTACAACCATTTATTGATTCTAGTTTTGAAAAACTTGCAAAGTATGTTAAGGCATACGATCAGAAAATGATTATGAAACGAGAAGTAATTGCCAACAAAGGTATATGGACTGCAAAGAAAAGATATATTCTAAATGTATTTAATGAAGAAGGTATTAATCTAAAAGAACCTAAACTAAAGATCATGGGTATCGAGGCAGTTAAATCTTCAACTCCTGCACCTTGTCGTGTGAAGATTAAAGAAGCATTAAAAGTAATTATGAATAAAGATCAAGACACATTGATTCAGTTTATAGAGAATTTTAGAACACACTTTAGAAAGTTACCACCTGAAGATATTGCTTATCCTAGAAGTTGTAATAATCTTAAAAAATATACATCATCAAAAGATATATATCAAAAGTCAACGCCTATTCATGTAAGAGGTGCTTTGCTTTATAACAATCTATTGAAACAACATAAATTGAAGAAGTATGAAACAATACAAAGTGGTGATAAGGTTAAGTTTATATCATTGAAAGAACCTAATCCTTTAAGAGAGAATGTTATATCATTCTCAACTCAACTGCCAAAAGAATTTAAACTACATCAATATATTGATTATGATGAAATGTTTGTTAAATCATTCCTAGAACCATTAAGATTTATTGTAAATGCAATTGGCTGGGACTTTGAAAAGAAAGCAACTTTAGATGAATTTTTTTAAAATAACACTTGACATTAGAGAAATCGTTATTATATAGCATAGAAAGGAGAATATATAATGAGTAAAATAATTGGAATAGACTTAGGAACAACGAACTCTTGTGTTGCCGTAATGGAAGGATCACAAGGGAAAGTATTAGAAAACGTAGAAGGTGCAAGAACAACACCGTCAGTAGTATCATTTGGCGATGAAACATTGATAGGTATGCCTGCTAAAAGACAAGCAGTAACCAATCCAGAAAATACTATCTATGCAGTTAAGAGATTAATTGGTAGAACATTTGACGGAGAATCTGTACAGAAAGATATACAGACAACACCTTATAAAATTGTTAAAGCAGATAATGGAGACGCATGGGTAGAAGCAAAAGGTAAAAAGTATTCACCATCACAAATCTCAGCTTTCACTTTACAGAAGATGAAAGAAACTGCTGAAAAATATTTAGGATCAGAAGTTAAAGAGGCAGTTATAACTGTGCCTGCTTACTTCAATGATTCACAAAGACAAGCAACAAAAGACGCTGGTAAGATTGCAGGCCTTGATGTTAAAAGAATTATCAATGAACCTACTGCGGCTGCATTAGCATATGGTTTAGATAAAAAGAAATCAGGCACAATTGCAGTTTATGATTTAGGGGGCGGTACATTTGATGTATCTATTCTTGAATTAGGTGATGGTGTATTTGAAGTTAAATCTACAAACGGTGATACATCACTAGGTGGTGAAGACTTTGATAATGCTATTGTAGAACATCTATTATCAGAATTTAAAAAAGAACATGGTATGGATTTGAAATCAGATAATCTAGCATTACAAAGAGTTAGAGAGTCTGCTGAAAAAGCAAAATGTGAATTGTCATCAACAGTTGAAACAGAAATTAATATACCTTTCATTACTGCTGATAAGACAGGACCTAAACATTTAAATGTTAAATTAAATAGAGGAACATTTGAAGGTCTAGTAGATAATCTAATTAAGAAATCAATGACACCTTGTCAAACAGCATTGAAAGACGCTGGTATAAAATCAACAGATATAGATGAAGTTATATTAGTTGGTGGTATGACTAGGATGCCTATGGTTAAAAAAGAAGTAGAAAAATTCTTTGGCAAAAAACCACATGAAGGAGTAAATCCAGATGAAGTAGTTGCTATAGGTGCTTCAATTCAAGGTGGTGTATTAGCAGGTGATGTGAATGATGTATTACTATTAGATGTGACACCTCTATCATTAGGTATTGAAACACTTGGTGGCGTATCTACAAAAGTTATTGAAAAGAATACAACGATACCTACAAAGAAAAGTCAAGTATTTTCTACTGCACAAGATAATCAAAACGCTGTTAATATAGTGGTTACACAAGGTGAAAGACAACTTGCAAAAGATAATAAGTCACTTGGTAACTTTATGCTTGACGGAGTACCACCTGCACCAAGAGGTGTACCTCAAATTGAAGTGACATTTGATATTGACGCTAATGGTATTTTAAGTGTATCTGCTAAAGACAAAGGTACAGGTAAAGAACAAAAAATAACTATACAAGCTTCTGGTGGTTTATCAGAAACAGAAATAGAACAAATGGTCAAAGACGCAGAAGCAAACAAAGATGCTGACGAAAAGATTAAAGAAAAGATTGAGGCAAAAAATCATGGTGACGGTCTTGTTGCTAGTTTAAAGAAAACTGTTGAAGAACACGGCGACAAAGTTTCAGTAGAAGAAAAAACTAAAATAGAAACTGGCATAACTGATCTTGAAGAAGCACTTAAAGGTGATGATGTTGAAGACATTAAGAACAAAACTAAAACATTAACTGAAGCGTCTATGAAACTTGGTGAGGCAGTCTATAAAGATATGCAACAACAAGAAGAACCTAAAAAAGAAGAACAACCTAAAAAGAAAGACGATAATACTATTGACGCTGACTTTGAAGATGTGACACCAGAGGTTGACAGCAAAGAATAATTGTGATATAATAATACTATGAAAGACTATCAAGAAGACTATCTAAAAGACTATACTCGTAATAATACACTATATGGTCGTCTATTAGACGCCGCTGGTGATGATAAATTACCTGTGTTAGATAATAAGACATTTGAGTCTATGAACGCAGAATATGGTAAGGAAGAGATGAGAAAGAATCTTGCTGACTATATTGCAACTGAACGACCTGTATTTCCTTTAAAAGAAATATCGGAAGATGACATGAGAGATAGTTTTAATTCATTAAAGAATTTTAATACTAACTCTATATGTACACCTAAAGAACAGATTGAGAAAGAAGTCTTTGAGAAGTATGATGATTATGAATATAGTTATGATAAGTACGGCATAGGTTTAATTAATGGTCCTAGTACCTACAATAATGTATCAAACTATTTCATGCAAGATTTAAGATTAGAGTGTGGTAGTTATGGGTTCAGAGCACCTAAAGAGGTATGGGAAAACGGTACAGCATATGATATATGGAAATGCCTAGGTCCTATATGGCGAGGTATCAATGCAGTTAAACTTGTTAAAGTAAAAGATTTAGATGGTGTTGAAACTGAACAATTACTAGGTGGTCAATTAGATTCTAAAAGTTATATGAGTGCCTTTAGATTAGGTACATATATTGCAACACAATTTAAACCTGTTGTTGCAAAAGCAATATATGATATGACAAATGCTAAAACTGTATTAGATACAAGTTGTGGTTGGGGCGATAGACTTGCAGGTTTCTTTGCTAGTGACGCCGAAGAATACTATGGTTGTGATCCTAATCCTAATACATATGCTAGATATACACAACAGATTTCAAAATATAATAAACTATTGTCAAAACCTAAGAAGGTAACTATCTGGAGATGTGGTGCTGAAGACTTACCTTAT